TATAATGTTTTATTAAGATATTACACTACAGCAAATATGGATTCACAAAGCGAAAATGAAGCTGTTAAAAATAGAATTGATAGAATTAAAAAAGCATTAATAGACAATCAAGTTAGAACGACAGATAACGCTTGGGCTAAGTTGGAAGTGATGAGCATCACATACGATATTAGCGATGAAGAAAACGAAGATGAAGATAATATCTATATAGCAGAATTTGATTTAGAAGTAACTAATTACAATCAATTTTAAAAGGAATTAAAATGGCTAAATATAAAGCAACGGAAGATTTTAAAAATTTAGATAAAAAATACTTTGCAATTCACAAAGTTAAACATTTAGAAAATGGAGGCACAATAGAAATTACGTGCATTGAAATAGTACCAAAAGAAGTACGAGATTGTCTAGTGCCTATAGACAACAAGAAAAAGAAAAAAGTATCTAAAGATACTAAAAAGAAGGAGAAGTAAATGGCTCAAGCTGATAATTATTTTCCAAGTCAAAACGTTTCTGTTTGGTATCAAAAAGAAACGACTGTTGGTGACCAACCAGATGATGCGGGATTAAAAAAACTACAAACAACAAGTTTCACTATACCAGAATCCTCTGTACCTTTGGAGCTTTCTGCTATGCGAAGTGGTCAATTTGTTACTACAGCATCGCAAGGACATCACGCAGAAGGTACTAAAATGTGGACTTTTGAAACTACTTTAAGAGGAACACCCGATTCTGTTTTACTCGCAACAGAAGCAGTATTTGAAGATGCCTCAAGTGAAGCAAGATTAGAAAACAATTACGAATTTCCACACTCAACATATAAGAATGGCGCTAGTTCTGCTAGTACTTTCGAAATAAGATTTGAAAATGCTGGAGCAGATGCAAGTCATAACAACGTTGTATGTCAAGGCTGTGTTGGAACTGGCTTCACATTAAATTCTGATATTGGAAGTGAAGGAGGAGAATTAGTTTGTACAATTCAATGGGCTACAGCGTTTATGCCTAATAGTGGAACAGATGCTGATGATGCAATTACATCGCCAGCATATGACACTGGAACACCTAAAAATATTAGAAATTTAGATGCTTCAAATTGTTTAATAGATTCTGGAAACGAAATGGTTATAGCAAGTTATGAGCTTTCTGTTTCAAGGACTATAGAAAGAATACATTACAAAGATTCAACTTCTGGAACTTTTGAGCCATTTGGATATGCAATGGTAGGAGGATTCGAAGTTACTGGTTCTGTGACAGTTATTAGAAATGACGATGTAAACGATTTGTTGGCTAAATTTTATGACAGCAATACTGTAGCAATTAATATAGGCGAATCATCAAACTTTAATATAGATTTGAATAAAGCGTTTATTAATGAGCCTTCTATAGATAACGGAGGAGCAGTCTTAATGGAAACAATCCCGTTTACTGTAGTTGGAGAAGATGACATAAGTAGCGCAACTAAAATGGTTGGAATAACAATAGCATAATAAATAAAGGATAAGGGAAATGGCTAATAAAATAAAAGTTGGAAAAAAAGAAGTAGAACTACAATTAATCACGTTAGATAAAAGATGCGAAATTTTAGATTTAGCAATGGAAGCAAGTAAAGGAACATCATTTACTAAGTTTGTTGATGTTATTAGACTTAGCACTAAATTGACTGATGAAGATATTATGGAATATTCAACAGAAGAAATATCTGAAGTAGCATTAGAAATTGTGGAGCATTGTAACGCTGGAAAAAAGCAAGGGAAATCCAAGTAAGGCTAAACACTTGGATTAGTCAAAGAGGTGTAGGTAAATCCTACTTTGGCGATTTTCCATATACTGCAACGGCACCTTCTATTATGAAAGATGTTGTTTTTGAATCTATGGAAGATGTGTGGAATGAATTTGAAAGATTGTACGATAAATCTAAAAGCAAGAAAACAAATTCTAAATTAGGCGAAAGTTTGTATTTAATGGCTAGTTATTTTGTTGATATTGAGCGTTTAGTTAATCAAGAGATACAAGATACTATTTTAAAATATATTTACTGTAAACAGTCAAATACGCCACCATATAAAGATTTAAACAGCACACCAGCTTATTTTATAGAAGATTTTTTAATGATTGATGAAGAAACGCAAAACATTTCTAATTCAATCCAAGCAGAAATAAATTCAAGAAGGAAGCGAAATGCCTAATATACCTATAAAATTTAAACCCGATGGAGTAGAGAAAACCACAAGAGCGTTTGGTAAAGTTCAAGGTTCTGCATCAAAATTAGCAAAAATACTTGGACCAGCGATATTAGGTGCTGCAGTTTTAAAATTAGGAAAAAGTGCAATTACAACTGCTGGAGAGTTTGAAGCTTTAAAAACTAGATTGTTAGCAATGACTGGCTCGATGAAAAAAGCTAATTCTATGTTTAAACAATTTAATGATATTGCTGCAACAACGCCATTTGCTGTAAAAAATGTTGTAGAGGCTGGTGTAAGTTTAAAAGCTTTTGGCTTAGATGCAGAAAAAACAATAAAGCCCGTTGCAGATTTAGCGGCGTTTATGGGAACTGACGTTGCAGATGCTGCAGCTGCTGTGGGTAGAGCTTTTGCTGGAGGAGCTGGTGCTGCAGATATTTTAAGAGAACGTGGAATTTTACAACTTATAAAAGATTCAGAAGGCATTGAAGATTTAAGTAAGCTTACATTACCAGAATTTAGAAAAGCTTTAATTAGTGCGATGACAGACGAAGACGGAATGATTGCTGGCTCTACTGATTTATTAGCAAAGACGTGGCAAGGTAAATTGTCAAATATGCAAGATGCTTGGAGTAGATTGATGGCTGCAGTTGGAGATGAGATGCTTCCGTTTGCTAAAGATTTAGCAGATAAAATTACTTTAGCATTAGGCGACGGAATAAGTTTTGTTAAAAGCGTTGATTGGTCTAAAACTTTAAATATGGAAAATCTAGGATTAATATTAGGACAAATTACAGAAGTATCTTTAAAGGTGTTTGGAGTATTAGTTGATTCTATTGATACAAAGTTTTTAGGTATGTTTGGTAAAATTGGTGCAGGTTTTATGAATTTTTTCTCTGATGCGTTTAATGGTGTAATTGCAAGATTAAAAGCTTTTAATATAGTTTTTGGACAAGCTATTGTTATTGAGTTTAAAACTATAGGAGTTAAAATTCAAAACTTCTTTATTGATAAATTTAATTTTATTATAAAAAAGTTTAACGATTTAATCGCTGACAGCCCAAAGCTTTCTGAATTTTTTGGATTAGAAAAAGTAAATTTATTTGAAAATGTAGATTTAGGCGAAAGTTTAGAGCCATTTTATGAAAATATTAGACAAGCAAACGATGAATTACAATCAGTTATAAATCCACCTACAGACAACACCGAAGGAGCTTGGGAGCAAATAAGCACTATTATAAATGATTCATTAGATAATATTAAAGAAAACATAATTTCTTATAAAGAAGAAACGGGAGTAGATGAAGAAGGAAATTCAGACCCATTAGGCGATTCTAAAGTTGAAGACCGATTAGAGAAAAAACAATCTTTTATGGAACAACATCAAGCTCTAAAGAAGAATATGACAGAGGAAGATAAAAAGATGTTTGAGGATGGAAAGAAACGTGCTATGGATGATTTACAAATGGCGGCAGACCATTTTCCTAAATTAAAGAAAATAGCAAAAGCAGCAAGAATAGCAGAGTTAATGGTTTCAATTCCAGCATCTGTGCAGTTAGCTTATGAGAGTGGATTAAAAGCGCCTTTTCCAGCACCTATACCTATGGGAATTGCTGTTGCTCAAGCGGCTGCAGCAGCAGCTGCGGGAGCTGCACAACTTGCGCAAGTAAAAGCTGCAGCAACTGGATTTAGTGGACAATTAAACAAACCAACAATGTTTTTAGCTGGGGAAAAAGGAGCAGAGCAAATAGACATTACACCTTTAAACGCTCCTAATGTTCGTGGCCCTCAAAATCAAGGAATGGAACAACCAGTAAATATTTCTTTCGAAGGCAATGTAATGGATGAGAATTACATAACTGAACAAGCAATTCCAATGATTAGAGATGCTGTTAGACGAGGAGAAGTTTTAAGTGATTAGATTAGAGGATTATCCAATATTTAATTCAGACATAAATACGAAAAACACTAATCTATCTGCAATCTGTGTTATTGGTTGGAATAAAAGCGATAACACAAGAACAGAAATAGGCACACCAGCAGATGATGCTATTTATATATCGCAAAAAAAAGAAGTATTAGATAACATATATTATGCTGATGTAGATTTAAATGTTCCTTCAATGAGCGAATCTATAGATTTTATAGACAATAAATATAAGATTAATAATATTGGTATTACTGTTAGTAATTTTTTAGCAAATGGCGAAAGATTTTCTGATAAGTTTGAAAACAAATCTATAATAAATAAAGAAATTGCAATATTTTGGAAAAGCCAAAATTGTAAATCGATTACAGATTGCTATCCTCTTTATGTTGGTATTTGTAGAAAAATTAATCACACTAAAGATAATGTAAGAATAAGCGTAGAAGATTTTTCTGATATATATTTAGAAAAAGAAGTTCCAATCAATACAATGGAAAGCAATGTTTTTACTGATAATAAAAATTCTACTAAAAGTATCCCAATGACTTATGGCGATATTGATGCAGTACCAGTTCCGTTTAGTACTGGCGAAACAACTGGAACAATAAAAAGCAAATTAACTTTACACGTAGATTCTCATCCTTTATACCACAACGCTTTTGATATAAGTTCTATAAATGTTGGAGGAACGCCAATTTATAATGCGAGTGTTATGGTTATGGATAATGGAACTTATTTTCCCGTATCAAAATTTTCTAGAGATGGAGTGCTACATAGTAATTTTAAAGATTATGCCGATGAAGCATTAATTAAATTTGAAGTAGATTATTCAGATATAATATCAGAATTAAATGTCAATGTAGATTCTATTTATAATGAAAGTGGTGATTTTGAATTTCCAACAGAAGGGTCTGTAGAATATAATATGATAGATGAATTAATAACATCAAGCCTTCCATATATTAGCGATACTTACAACGATGTAATAAGAATAGAATTTTTACAATCGCCAAGTAAAGTGGATATGAATTATCAATGGAACACAAATGCGAATCATCCACCACCTCAGCCAACTTTGCGCTCATACGCATCCGAAGAAGATTGGAGCAATGGAATTTATGGAGAAGGAATAAATTTTGACGAAACTAAAGGTTATAATGTAAATAGCCAAGGAGGATTAGGGCAACATAGTTTTATAGAAGCAAGTGGATTATATGCAGCAAATCCTAGAGGAGCAAACAACGTTGGAAGTATGTTTCAATTAATTGCAGATTTTGAATCAACTGGAATACCATTTAGTTCAAGTTTATATACTGCAGAGGATGGGAACACATTTTCAGTAACTGGTATGCACCAAACAATAATTAGAATTAAAGCAAAATCATTAGTAACTCAACACATCAAACAAACTATTAGACATTATGACGGACACGTAACAACATTTCCCGAAAACGATGGTTTACACATAAACGATTATGCAAGTGATGCTGATAGCTTAGTATCTTATGACATTGCAAATAATTCTGTTGGAAGGTTCAAACTGGATTCTATGGAACATATTGGGATAGGACAAGTCCAGCGAGAGAAGCTGGAAAAGTATGGTCAGAGCAAAAAGGGTATGGAAGCTGCAAACAGCCTACATTGCAATACAAAAATTTAAATGGTGAAACTGTTACAGAAAGAAGTTGGATATCAGATTTAAATACTATTTCTGGTGGTAGTCAATGGAACAACACGTATTTATTAAATATCCAAAATATAGATTACGTAGACAAACTTCATATAGGATTTGGTCATTTTCCTAAATCAAACGATTTATACTATAGAAGTTTTATATATAATCAACAATTTTTATATTATCATCACGTTGCTATTAGATTGTATAATTTAAGATTACAAAGAACTATAGACGTTAAAGGTTTAAAAGATAAAGAATATTTCTGTAGAATAGACAAAGGTAGAGTAGGTGGAGTTTATGGTAACAATGATTTTGAAAGGGGCTACGCTTGGGCTATTAGGCATATAACTACAAACGAATTAGGAATACCTAAAGAAAATATAGATGACGAAGCCTACAATAACGTTTTTACGCTAGAATCTAATTTAAGCAACCAAGACCTTGCTTTTTCTCAATTCGAGCCAATAACGGCTAAAAAATTATTTCAGAAAATGTGTCAATCAACGCAATTTACTACAAAATGCAAATATAATGGAAAATTTAGTTATGAATATTTAAAAAGCCAATATAACGAAACAGACATTACTGATTTTATAGATACTAAAGATGTAATTTCATACTCATATAGTCAAACGCCTACAAAGAAAATTTTTAGTAAAGTTAAAATGCAGTACCATAAAGATTACGGAAGGGATAAATATAGCGCATATTTAGAAACAAGCGTTGATGATTATATTTTAAATAATGGATTAAATGAGTATAATTTAGATTATTATAGATTAGCAGATTACGATAATGCTACATCGCAAAGCAGACATACTAGCACTACAATGAATTTTAAATCTGATTTTATACGTTCTAATTTCATAAACCAACATAGAATATCTGGAGCTTCATTAGATAGAACTGGTATTGATGACGGATATGCTACAGAATTTAGCAAGTTTTTATTATTGAATAATTGTCAGCAAAAATTAATTATAGATTTAGAAGTTCCATTAAGTTATTTATGGATAGAAACTGGCGACATTGTAAGCTTCAAAGATTTAATAGGCGATTTAAAAGCTTTTGGAAATGATTATACTAAATTACAACAAATTAATGGAATGTGGTGCTATCCAGCTTTTATAGTTACAAAAGTGAACAAAACAACTAAATCTATTAGAATTAGCATAATGCAGTTATGGTATTTAAACGATGACAATGCTCATAATTGGTTTGCTATACCAGAAGATGTAATTATTTATGGTTGCACTAATGCACTTGCACTTAATTATAATCCAAATGCAACTGCTGGCGACCCTAATGAGTTTTGTTATTTTTATGGCGACCCTAATCAAGACGGATTAATAAACGTTATAGATATTATTGCGATAATTAATGCTATAATAGACGAAAATATAGACAACTACGTAAACGAAGTTTCACAGCCATATTATAGAAGTATGGATATTAATAGTGACGGAATAATTAATGTATTAGATATTATTGAAATTATAAATTTAATTGTTCAAAACGACGGAACTTACTATGGATGCACAAACCCCGATGCGATAAATTACGAGCCAGATGCAATACAAAACGACGGAAGCTGTATACTCCCAAACAATGTATGCAGTGACCCACACGCTTTAAATTATGATGCGACTGGAGGAGTTTCTAATCAATTATATTTAGACGATGATTCTATAGCTTATGTTGAAGATGTAGTTAATAATGATGTTTGTCAGTTTTTAACTGATGACATTGCTCAAAATTATTTGATAGATAATGATGAGCTAACAGTATTGCCACAAGCTAGCGATTTAGACTCTATAACATACGAGCAGTACTTAGATAATCAACAAGCATATGTTATAAATCCATATTTAATTGGACTTAATTTTGTTAATGATTATAGTTCTGGTTTAGTCGAATTTGATTTTTACGATTTTGATAGTGCTGCAACTTTTTATAATAATGGAACATACATTCCAGCTTTGAGCGATGTAGAAAATTATTATTTATTTTTTGCTTATATAATGAACAACCAAGAATTTTATGTAGTTTTAAATAGTGCTTTATTTTTTAACGTTACAACTCTTACAGAGGATATACTATTGGTTAATAATTTAGGAAGCACATATTTATCTACATTTAATTTTCCTAATTGGTTAGCAACTACATCTCTAACCGAAATTAAAGGATTAGCATACTATACAGCTTGTAATATATTTAATTATCCGTTAGGAGTAAACGGAGAATATATTGCTGATAGCGGACTGCTCACTTATGATACTTCTAATTTTGAATGGACAAACATATTGCACGATTCTAGTGGTAACCCTATAGAATTTGACTACGTTAATTCTAACCTAATAGGAACAACCGAAATTGATTTTAATTATAGTTTTAGAAATGATGCTAATGGTTTTCAAAGTACAGATTATCCGTACGTTAAGCCATTAAATTGCTTTGCAACTATTAGTAATTCATCTTCAAATGTTAATACAAAAACAATTACACTACAAGAAGGACAAGACATTATAGAACAAGCTATATCATACAATGAGCTGGTTGATACTGAATTTTACGATATAGATAACTTGTTGAGAAGTGAATATTATGAACAATACATTCCAAGTTATTTTTCATTTAATATTCCAATGAAAAACACTAGGCCAATAAATATAATGGAAAATGATAATATTGGATTTTATTCTTTAAGATTTGAAAATATTTCTACTATAGACCCCAACGATAAAATTAAAATATTTGTAATTAATAATGGTAAAATAAATAATGACATCAAACACATTCCGTGGGTAATTTATAAAGATTCAGAAAATACAGCTGTTTGCGAAACTAATTTACATTTAAATAGTCCTACAAACAATGAAACACGTGCTTCTGTAATATATGAACAAGAATATTTAGCTAATGAAATCTACGATGATTGGGGAAATTCTATAATGACTACTGGAAAATTTCCATTAATTAGAATAAAAGTAAACGAAACAGATAATGCTCCTCATCAATATATTAATTTAGTTAGCATTGTTGTAGTTTATTTGCCGAGTAGCGAGTTTATAGGGCAATCTATGCAGTTCGATTCGCCAATAATTAACGATATAACAGAACAAGAATATAACGATGCAATACAATAGTACTAATAGATTATCTAAAGATGATGTTTCAAAAATACATCCCAATTTAAATCAAATTACAGAAGCATCATTTACAATAATAAACAATGTAGTAAAATTTAATTTTGTAGGAGATGTGTATGCTATGCAGTTTGAATACAATGGAACTGGAATAGCAGAAAGATTAATTAGCTATGATTGGCAGATAATCAATAGAAATAATAAAGGAATTATATTTACTACAAAGAAGAATATTAGTTTGCCGTCAGAAATTTTTAAGATTCGTGGAGAGTTTAATTTGTTTAATGTATATTGTGCAGACGTTTATGGAAATTCAGTATACGCTTATGGACAAAAATTAAAAAGCGAAACAGATATTGTAAATTCTAATTTAGATATAATCCACACATCAAAAACGGGATTTATTCAAGATAAATCTACTTTTGGAAAATCAATGTTTACATCAAAACGTAAAGCTACTATAGTTGCTAAATCGACTTTTAAAGATAATCAAATAAAAGCTTTTTCTAAAACACGTCAAGAAATGTTAGAAAAAAAACAAGCTATTGGAAACACTATAGATTTAACAAAATACGATAGAGCTAAAAAAGTTTTAGCAGATTCTTTGGTAATGAAAAAAATAAATTTTAACATAAAAAACGCATATATAAATTTAAACGATGTTAGCACTGCTATAGATATTATATTCGAATATAAAATAGATAACGCTAACGTCATATTAGACAACGCTTTAATTTTATCTAAAGAAGAAAATATTTATATTGAAGAAGCTGTAATAGCTACAACAGAAGCTGTAGATTCTTATTGGACTAATGAAGTTGTAGAATATATAACCTACAAAGAAAATAAACGGAGTAAAAAATATGGCTAGAGATATACCTCATATACCAAGATTCTACATAGACCACATTCAATTTTTAAGACATTGTGGAATAATAGGAATGTTTGATGCACAAAATGAAGATATTATATTAGAAGATTATGCAGATGTTAATTATTTAGAAACTAATTTTAATAGGTTGTTCGATTATAATCCAACAAATCAATCTTATTTGACATATGCTACAGATTTTGGATTAACATCTTTAGAAGATAATAGACAGACAATTACTATTCCTACTGGAATGAATCATATATCTGACTTTGACGGAAAGTGGTATTTAGCAGTTTGTGGTCATAATTTTTGGAACTCATCAACGCAATTAAAACTAAGATATAATAATGGTACAGAAAATCAAGCTCATATAGATACTACAGAAATAATTAATAGTAGCGCTTTTGGTGCTTACAATGGTTTTTCTATAGAAGAATTTACAGACAAACCACAAGACAACGAATTTGCTAAAAATATAAATCTATCATTATGTTCAAGAAATACCGATTTATTTTTAACTGATATTAATATAGGCAGTATTATGTTTGGAAAGTATTTTGATTTAAGCATTGCATCAGATACTAAAATGACGTTAGAAATTCAATATGGAGTTAAATCAAAAAAAACAAAAAGTGGTTCACATTTATCTAATATGGAATGGTGGCAAAAACCTACGTGGGGGAATTTACCCGCTTGGGAATTAGATAGAGATTTAGATACTAATTATTTAAGTAAAGAGAACAAAGATTTAGGCTGGCGAAAATCTGGTAGGCGTGTTTATGATTTATCATTTACATTTCTATCAAGCGATGATGTGTTAGCTACATCGGGAGTATTAGACGGAACAACTTTAGAAGGCAATCAGTTTGAAGGCGATTTAAGTGGTAATCTAACAGATACTAATGCAGATGATGTTGCAGTAAGCGTACACGATGAAAGCAGTCCTATTAACATAAAAAACGATAATAGTATATTTGCTCAAATAGTCCATAAAACTATGGGATTCCAATTACCATTTATATTCCAACCAAATAAAGATTATGCGAAACCCGATGGATTTATGTTAGCCCGTATAGCAAACAAAAGCTATGAATTAGAACAATTAGCTACAAATCTATGGCGATGCAAATTTAAAATAGAGGAAAT